TGATGTCCGCGATCTTATCCCCGCTGTCCCCTGATGAGCCACCCGATGCCGTGTTCGCGAGGATGTCCGTGGTTGCCGCTGGAGTCGTCCATAAATTAACTTCCATCGCGGAATTAGCCGCGTCTGGGTTAGGATACTCCGCAACGAACACCTTCGCCTCGCCGGGTGCCAGGGTGGGCGAGGCCGACCCGGTCTCCGGATGCGTCCAGAGTACAGCGACCGAGGCCGTATCAAAAGTTCGGGCCGTCGCCTCGACGTGGTTAATTATCGTGCCGAGCGGGTCGTCCTGTGCAACCTGGACAAACGTGTGGGCGGCCCCGTCGGCATCGCTAAACGTAGCCTGGGAGGTGGTCGAGGCCGTCTCGGTCAGCCGGTGGTAACGGTTCTCGAAGGCGATCTGGCCCGACTTGCTCTCCTTGATGAACCCGGCTTCGGCCTCTTCGACCAACCGGAGGGCCTCAATGGTCTTCTTGCCCGATATCCAGAACCGGCTGATCGTAGTCTTGCCAGTGTCGAGGTCGCGATCATCTGCCTCCGTCCAGCCGACATCGTCTAGGATATCGCCGACTGCCTGGTCCGTCCGCCGGTTGGTCTTCGAAGCTAACTGGGTCTCAAACTGGTTCAGATAACCAAGCGTGCCGAACGCGGTTAGAGTCGCGGTCTTCACCCCCGCCGCCGCCGGGTCCGGGAGTATCCGGTCGAGCTTGCCCTGCCACCGAACAGCGTCGAAGGCAACCGGGAATGTATACGGGAACGAACCCGACCCGGCTTTGAGTTGGATTGACCGGCCCGGTAGGATTTTGCCCGTCAGGGCCGAGGAGGTGTTGGACGGGGAGTATTTGCCACCGGTATTAATTAGCGTGGCGGTGCACTTCCCGGCGATGCTGCGACCCTGCAACTGGGAGGCATAGTCGCGACCGCGAGACCACGATAGTGACATTACGTCACCCGTAATGTCGTCGTTGGAATCGGTATAGTCTCCGTCGTTATTCCAGTCGACGAGGAGGGTATAACTGCCCGGCATTAGCCGCCCTCGACTATAGCCTCTGTGTCTTTAACGGTAGCCCCGGTCGTCCCGGTCGTCCCGTTTAGGTTCGCCAGTTGAGAGCGCGCCTCGTCCCGCTCCCGCTCCGCAACGATCCGGCGCAGGGTTTCGGCGACGAGCGGCGATTCATTGATCAGGCTCAGAATATCAGCGTCAGTGATTTGACCGTCCATCGGGCCGTTCTGGTTCATATTTCCTCCCTATGTGGCAGGCGCGAACGTCTGGGGCGTCCACGAGGCGGCGGACTCGGCCTGCTGGTTCGCTGTGGCCAGCACTACGTTGCCCAGTTTGTTGACCTCGTGAATCTGCCATTTGAGATCAGTATCTATAGTAGGATTAAACCCTGCAACCTGCGTGCGGGACAGTACCCTCGTAGCCGAGTCCAGCACAATCGACTTAGCCACTCCGCCCTCGACTGCTACACTGATCGTGACATCGCCTGTAGCCATTACTTCGCTCCTTCCAACGCCAGCAGTTTATTCTCTAACCGATGGATGCGCTCCGCTGCCTGTATCAAGGCCCCGTGGTGGAGCATGGAGAGCTTGGTCATGTTGACCGTCGCCCTCGGCTTGCCGTTTTCCATATGCCACGAACCTTTCCCGATGATCCCCGTCTGCTCCAGCATATGCCGCCGCTGGGTCTTCGCATCATCCTCATGCAGGAGTAGCTCTCGCTCCATGTCGGCGACGAGACTCAGGTCGTCGTGGGTTGCGTACGTTGTCCACTCCACGTCGGCATGGCCCGAACCCTCGGCGTCAAATATAAATCGAGTGGTCTGATTGTTTTGTATGACGAGGAGGTTGCCATCCGCTCCAACCGCTGTCCTCCCAGTGCCATCTCTAATCGCAGTGTCTAGGGAGATAACCCCTGCCCCGCTAGTCGACTTCGTGGTAGTCACCGTCCCGTCTAAAATGCCCCACACATATATCGCGGTATGGGTACTGCCTGCCGCTTTCAGCGCGACGATACGTAAGCCGCCCATCGTGTCCGTCTTTCGCACGTACCCATAGGTGTCAGTCTCCGCAATCGTCGTCATTCCATGGGCAACGTCAGATGATTTGAAGGCTAAGATCTCGTCATCCGCCCCGCCCTGGTTGATGGTCAGCCCCGTGGTCATGTTGGCATTTTCCGTGTCGCCGATGAAGACCGAGCCGCCCGATGCGATCTGCACCTTGGTGGCACCGCCTATATCAATCCTGACAGGCAGGCTCTCCCGTTGGAATATGCCGAAAGTTCCTGCGCCAGTGATGCCGATGTCGGTACCGGTCGTGCCGTAGTTTGGCGTGCCGTTTTGGAACGTCTGATAGGTGGAATTGTCACCTGCCCGGTAGACGGTCAATCTATACTCCGTACCCGCAGGGATTGCCGTTCCTCCGAGCGCACTCTTGCCCGTGACTAGGAGGTCGGCTGCTATAGTCCCGATACTGGTCAGGCTGGACGCCGTTACTCCAGAGGCTAGGGTCGAACCCGTTAGACTACCAGCAGCAGCAGCAGCAGGAGCGGCCCACTTCACCCCAGTCGTTTCGCCCGAGTCGGCGGTTAGCACGTGGGCGTCGGTACCAACGCCCAGCATCTGCGGATTACCGGTGCCATCGCCGATCAGAACATGGCCCTTGGTCGACATATCAACGGCCCCGATAGCGGACGCACCGTTACCGATCAGGACTCCGTTAGCGGTCAGGGTCGAGACCCCTGTTCCGCCATAGCCCACACCGACATCAGTACCCTGCCAGACCCCGGTCGCGATGGTGCCGAGATATGTTAACGCCCCGCCACTATTCGATGCCGCGTGAGCGTGGGTCGCGTTGGCGAAGCCGGTGCTGCTTATCGTCGGAGTCGTGAGGGTTAGCCCTGCCAGGGTCGCCGACCACGCCGGGATACCTGACGCGAGGTGCAGGACGGTATTGTCTGCACCCTTCGCGAGTCGGGATAGCTGGGACGTGCTGGAAGCATACATGATGTCGCCCGCCGCCTGGGACGAAAATACATGCGCTCCCACGGCCTCCCATTCGGCCTGGGTCAGTTCGGTGCCGACGGAGCCGTGCTTCAGTTCGTTCGCCATGTCGCGCCACCTCTATGCTAGAGCTAGGATGCCGGAGAACCCGCCCCGGCGGACACCGTCGCGGATCGCTGCCGAAACTTTATCCTCGAAATCGTCGAACCCGTAAGTCGGGCCTAAGATGTTGATCGTGATCCCGCCCGCTCCTCCACGCCCCAGAGGCACGACTGCCTCCGGCCCGCGCTCTCCGATCATCGCCAGGGTGGGCGACGTTACGATCCCGCCAGCGGCCATCGTTGGAATCTTCGGGATAGTCGGCAGATTCTTGAACGGGGCAAACTGGAAGGCTGGGAGCACCGTGATGCCCAGCTTTTTCTTCTCCTCCCAGCCAAACTGTACCTTCTTCAAGGCTTCGAATAGAGAGTTAACTGCACCGATCACGGTGTTGATGATACCTATAATCGGGTTCGCGATAGCCTTAACAACGCCCTTCATACCGTTCCAGATCGTCTTCCAGTTATCGCGTAGGAGGAACAACGCCTTCAGCAACGCGCCGCCTGGGAGGAGCCAGCCCAACTTGGAATTGAAGACCTCTTCGAGAACGCCCATTACCGTTTCGAAGAGCGACTTGATGGCGTTCCACACCCTGTCCCATGTTTTCTTGACCGTTTCGACGATCTTGTCCCAGTTCTTGAAGATGAGGATTGCCGCAGCGACTGCTAAGACGATTCCGAGAATGATTAATCCAATCGGCCCCATCGCAATATTGAGAGCCGCCATCGCCGCAGTCTGGAGCCAGGTTGCCGCAGTGGCGAGGAGTTGGGAGGACGCCATCGCGGCGATCCCCGTAGCGATTGCCGGAGCCATCATCACCATCGGGCCGAGGGCCGTGGCGAAGTTTCCGATGGGCGAGAGTGCGCCCTTGACCCGGTTCTTGAGGATATCGAACTTGTCCGACATCGTCAGGGTCTTCGCTCCGAGGTCGGCGACCTTGCCCTCGGAGTTCGCCATCGCCTCCAGCATATCCTCCAGGGAGAACACGCCTTTATCGATGGCGTCCTTAAACCGGAGCCCGGACTCCCCGAACAAGTCCATCGCAATGGTAGTCGCCTCGGCATCAGTTTCGGCGTTCTGGATGGACTCGATCATGCCCTTCAATCCACCCTGAATGTCCGTTACCCCTTCATTCGTAAGCTTCTTGACGGCGGTATTAAGACCTCGCATTACCTTCGCAGAGCCGATACCCGCGGCCTCCATGTTGCCAATTAGCGCGGTCGCTTCATCGAGCGAGAATCCCATCGCCTGGAACTGTGGAGCTAGCTTCACGACTATGTCGGCCAACTTTGTCATTGGTACGCCGACTGCCTGGGATACCGCCGTAAGCTTGTCGAGTTGGCTGCGGGTCTCTGACGCCGGTATGCCAAAGGCCACCATTGAGTCGGCGACCGCTTTAATCATCGGCCCCGCTTCCTCGCGCATCGCCCTAGATACGTCGAGGAACGCCCTCGTCACATCCTCCAGGGCTGCGCCCTCCAGGCCCATCTCGGTATTGATGTCCGCAATGGCCGCCGACACTAACGCCGCGTCCTGTGGGACGGTAGCCCAAACGTCCTTGAAGCTCTGAGTCAGCCCTTCAAGCTGCTCCCCAGATGCGCCAGTACCAGCGGCAATTGTGTTCGTTGCCTCCTGGTACTCCTGGCCGAGTTTCGCCGCCGCTCCAGCCGCCAGCGTTAGGCCACCGGCGGCCATAGCGACGCCCTTCATCGCAGACTGGAACTTCGTTCCCATGCCTTTGACGTTCTTTTCGGCCTTCTTGGTATCGGCGTCGACCGTTATGGTGACAGTATTAGCCACTCGATTCGTCCTCGACCTTGCCCTCGCCTACGATTGCCAGCATCCGCAATATCCCTACATCCTCGGCCAATAGCTGGGACGGCAGGCAGCTATACCGCTGACAGATGCCGTCGATGATCTCGGCCATCTCTAGATCAACCGGCTTTTCTACCGGTCTCCCGTCCTGATACGTGCCGCCTCGGACCGCCAGCCACCGGGCTATTCCGAGGCTAAGGCTTCCCCCGCCGTGGTCGCCGCTTCCGTCCACGCGCC